ATAGGAGTAACTTGAATTGATTTAAGTTTAGGAACATCCCAAAGGATTTTAGGATTTTTACCATGAGCATATTCATACTCTTTAGCTGGTACTATATCCATCCACTCTTTTACAAACTCTCTAGATTCAAAAATATCTCCGTTACCATAATGCAAATAAAATACTACTTTATCATACATTTTCCTCTCCAATTCTATATAACATATTCTTTTAAATCATAATCCCATAATCCCCAATTCTCATCATTGGGCGGGATAACAAATTCTTTAGTTAAACAGGAAGCCCCGTTCTCTAAACTATACTCACCATATGCATTACTTCTATCGTGATCTATATGATAAATAGGAATATCATAACTTACTTGAACTCTATAACCAGCCTCTATAGCTTTTCTTTGCAATAGAGAATCCATAAAGTTGTCTCCCTTTTGAAATTCTGCAAAGCCTTTGATAGAGTGCCATAGATTTCTATGTGCTAATTGAAGATCACCACAAAAAGCTACTAAAGACCATATGTCATCTTCATTCATTTTTATAGGCCACGCTTGCGGGAAAGGCATCGTTACAAGTTTATCCCTGACTGATACAATTTCTCTCCACGAACCTAACGGCATTAGATCGTCTAATCCCCTTTGAAGTCCGTGTCTAGCTACGGCAGTTAATACATTTTCATCATCTAAATATTTATCAAAATATTTTCTGGCTGGTTGTATTTCATCTATATTTGTACTAACTAGATAGTCAGTATTAAGTCTTCGTAGTCCAACATTTCTACCAGTAACATGGTTAAAAGGAGAAATTTTATTTCCATTTGCATATCTATTATGGTGTTCTGGAGTTACAGTTACTACTCTAAGTTTTCCATAACTAAACAAATCATATATGTATTCATCTACTAAAGTCTTACCATCTCTAGAATTCCAATCCACATAAACTACTTCATCATATGTTTCTAAAGCAGAATTTAAACAATAAGCAGCTTTGGCTCCTAAATTTCCGCCATGATTATCATTTCTAGAAACTATAGCACAACCTATTGTTGGCATTATTTCTTTTCCTCCATATATGTTTTACTAGTAGGAGAAAAAGCAGCATCACCTGATTTCTCATCTATAGCTTTAATTAGTTGATTACGTCTTCCGTTGAGTTGCTGTGCTTTAATTGCAGCATCTAGTCTTTCATGTTCTGATAAAGACATGTTCATCAGATTCTCTTGCGCAAACCAACATTTTAAATCCGTAGTAATTAGTTCATCTATCAAAAATCCAATTGACTTAATTTCAATTCCCATTTAGTTCATCCTTTCCTATAATCTCAATTGATGGTAATGGAAAAATTAATTTACCACCATTGTTAATATAATCTTTATATACTTTAAGAAACGTGTTTTTAAAGTGCCAAGGAAGTACTAAGAAGTAATCTGGATTTTTAGCAAGCGCCTCTTGTTCTGGAATAATTTCTATATTTGATCCTACTGTGCGTAGACCAAATTTATCACTATTAACTTCAGCAGCATAAGAAATTAATCCATCATCTATTCCACACACTTGTAAAAGAGTATTACCTTTTGTACTAGCTCCGGTAACAAAAACTGTTTCACCATTTTGTTTAACAAGAATGTCCAGAATGCTGTAAAGATTATTTGCTGTATTTGCAATTCTTCTACAGAAAGTTTCGAACATTCCAGATTTTAACATCAACCATTCTTTACGTAAGTAATTATAAACGCTATCTTGGATTTCTCTTTTGCCTTCAA